AGCACGGAAAGGGGCCAGGAATAGCGCGACTGTTAGCAGGTGTTTTGAGGGTTAATTAAATGAAGCTCGGCAGATATTACATATACATATACAAGCGGCCTCCTAACGATAGATTTATGCTGCATTTATAGCGTAGCCCTTATTCAAGAGAGTGGGTTTTTATTTTTAGATGTTGTTTTGTTTTATGGATATCAAAATATACCAAAAAAGGAGAGTACTTGAGTAAAACTCGGCGCGTATATCAACGATCAATGATGCGCAAGGTACGCGCCGAGAAAAAAGATCTCGAGATACCTAAAGTTAACGCCGCGGCCAAGCGGCGCCGTAAAAAGTACCGGCACGATCCAGAGGGCTTTTGCCGGTATTATTTCTCAGAGATATTTTATAATGATTTCACGGCGGATCAGCGGGATTTAATAAAAGCTATTACCGATCGGATCCGCCGCGGCGGTTGGAAAGCGCACGCCGCCACGCGCGGCGATGGCAAGAGCTCTATAACCAGGGTAATAGGCGGAGCCTACGCGGTAGTTTACGGGCTCATTAGATATATAGTGATAGTCCAGGCTAACGGGCCGGCGGCGGAGCAAGCTCTAAACGAGATCAAGGAATACTATGAGGCTAATCCGCTATTGCAAAATGATTTCCCGGAGGTTTGCTTTCCTATTATGGCGCTCGAGGGGGCTAACCAGAAAGCTAAAACCCAAACGGTGGCCGGCGAGCGTACGTTTTTAACCTGGAAAGATAAAGCTATCAGGTTTCCGCGGGTAAAAGGATCGGCTGCTAGTGGGATAGTAGTTACTACGCGCGGGATCGATTCACCGATAAGAGGGCTCGTTTCCGGTAACTTTAGGCCGGATCTGGTAATCCTGGACGATATAGAAACAGGAGAGAGCGCGGCTTCGATCGCACAAATGAACGCGCGAGAGCGTACCATAGAAAAGGATATCTATCCGCTCGCGGGGCCAGGTAAAAAAATAGCTCTAGTTTTACTCTGTACGATTATCCGCTCCGGATGCCTGGCCGACAAATATACCGATCGGAAAATTATGCCGGCCTGGTTTGGCGATCGTAAAAAGTTTTTGATCTCCGAGCCTACGAATATAGATCTATGGGATAAGTATATAGAGCTCCGGCGTACCGATCAGCTAGGCGGCGATCCGTTCGGCCGTAACGCGCATAGATATTATTTTAAGAATAGGAAAAAAATGCACGATGGCGCTAAGGTTAATAATCCCTATCGCTACCGGCGGATCCAGTTACAAGATGGAACGCTCGAAGAGATCTCCGCTCTCGAGCACGCTTATAATTTAATATGTGATATGGGAATAGACACTTTTCAAACGGAGTATCAAAACAATCCGCCGGATGAGCTCTCCGCGGAGGGATCGGGGATCTCAGTGCAGGCGGTATGCAAAAAGGTTAACGGATTACCGCGCGGCATTATACCTACCTGGAGCGAATGCGTTACTGCTTATATCGATATTCACGGCCGTTTATTATATTGGGTTATAGCGGCCTGGCGAAAAGGCGCGTATGGAGTGGTAATAGATTACGGTACGGCTCCGGTGTATTCTCCGACCGAGGGCCGGCTAACCGCTACCGATAATATACGCGGAGTGCAGGAGGCTATATTTAACTCGCTCCTCGAGTGGGCTACCTGGGAGGCGGATAACGGCTATCCGCTCGCCGATAGCGATAATATAAATCATGTAGATTTATGCTTGATCGATAGCGGATGGATGAGCGATCCGGTTTATAAGTTTGTAGCTACTCGAGGCTCGAAGTTTAGAGCGTCTAAAGGGTTCGGAACGGGCTCACAGATGAATAGATACCGATCGCCATCTAAAAACACGCCGGCCGGTTTACGCGGTGCGCACTGGCACGCCGGCCGGATCCCTAAAGAGCGGCTCTATCTCTATAGCCTGGATAGCGATTATTATAAAAATGCAGTTCATAGCGGATTGTTAACGCCGGCCGAGCATATGCAAAGCATTACGCTATTTGGATCCGAGCCGGTATTGCATAGAACATTTGCCGAGCAGATCTGCGCCGAGGTTTGGAAAAAGCAATTTACTACCGGCCGCGGCTGGCGCGAGGGCTTCCATGTTGCCAGCCGGCATAACCATTATCTCGACTGCCTGGCCGGCGCATATGCCGCGGCTAATATGCTCGGAATCTCGCCGCTCGGATCTGATAAGATTGTTAAACCTGTAAGGGCTCGCCAGTTAAAATTTTCCGAGCTGCAACGCCAAAAAAGAGAAAAGAGGGCTCGTTATGGCTAAACCAAAAGTTTTAGATTTATTTTGCGGAGCCGGCGGCGCGGCTATGGGGTATCATAATGCGGGGTACGAGATAGAAGGAGTAGATATAGAATATCAAAAGAATTATCCTTTTAAATTTCATGCCCTCGATGCCCTCGATGCCCTCGATGCCCTCGATGCCGGATCCCATAAATACGACTTAATTCATGCAAGCCCGCCCTGCCAAAAGTGGGCCAGGCAGACACTCAAAAAAAACAAAAAAAAACTACATAACTTAATAGATATAATTAGGCCAAAGCTAATAAAAACCGGCATAGATTATGTTATAGAAAATATAGAAGGATCCCCATTGAATCCATATACTATAAAATTATGTGGGATAATGTATGATATGAAGATATTCCGTCATAGATTGTTTGAGTGCTCTTTTTGGATAGAGCAACCTCATCATATTAGCCATAGAGGTAAATCTTTAGGAAATGGTTATTATTGTGTTGTAGGGAATCCAAATAAAAGGAATGGATCATTAAAAAAATGGAAGGATGCTATGGGAATAAATTGGATGACTAGATCGGAGCTAGTGGAATCAGTTCCGCCTAAATACACGGAATATATAGGTAAAAAATATTTAGAGTATTATTATGGCCGATAAAAAAAAACCAGCTGGTTTAAAATGTCCTCGGTGCGGCTGCGAGGATTTCAGAGATACACTCGGCCGGCCGTGGAGTGTTGCCAAAACGATACCTTTTGCCGGATTTATCCGGCGCTATCGGATATGCCGCTATTGTGGTAAGCGGATCCGGACGCGCGAGATTATCGATCGAGGTAATAATGGCACAACTTCCACCGGGCCAAAATAAAACCGATCTGGAAGTTTGCAGGAAGTTCCTAGAGATACTCCCACAGATCCGCCGTTTAAGGGGGCTAGCCGCTCGCGAGAGCTCATATCTTTTAATTGCAGTCTAAAATACCATATTGCAGAAAAACTCGGCAATCGATATCCGCATATCGAGCCTTTACTCGAGTAAAAGCTCGATGCGCGGAAACAGCAGATCCATCTAATATCGTAAAAATACGGGCTTTTTTCTACGAGCTCGGGCTCGATCCGCCAGCTACTAGATACGATTATCGTAAAATATCGGGCTATATATAGCCATATTACGGCTGGATCCTGTTTTTTGCTTGCATGGATCCGCGGCCAGATGATATGGCTCAATTATGGCAGGTACATACAGCTATCAAGAGATTATAGATCAGATCGACGATGCGATTTATGCGTTTTCGGCCAGCGATAAGCCAGTAGCTATAACGATCGATGGTAGGTCTAAAACCTACCGCTCGCTCGGAGAGCTACAGGCGGCGCGTACTTATTATGCAAATCTCCTGCGCTCACAGAGCGGAGCTCAAGGATTCCAGCTAACCAGGATCAAACCAGGGGGGCCGGTATAGTGTGGCCGTTTAAGCGCAAACCGCGGAGAGTTTCGGTTATGCCGGTAAGGTTTGGCGGCAACCGCTCATTTGATGCAGCCAGCAGCAGCCGCTATAACGAGACTCACTGGAGCAATGCTGCCGGCGAGGATCCAAACGCTTTAATCTCGGCGGATCTGCCTACACTCCGCAACCGCGCACGATACGAGGCGCGGAATAATTGTTACTCGCGCGGGATCATTGATACGCTCGCTAATGATGTAGTAGGGTCAGGGCCGCGGGTTCAGATCATATCTCAAAATAAAAGGTTTAATAAAAAAGTGGAGAGAGAGTTTACGGCCTGGATGCGCGAGGCCGATATCACCGGCCGGCTCTCGCTCGGTGATATGGCGCGGCTGGCGATCGTGCAACTATGCGAGAGCGGCGAGGCTTTAGTTATCAAGCAGAATTACGAGCCGGCGGCTAATGTCAAGCTCCGGCTGGCAATGATCGAGCCGGACAGATTGGAAACTCCGTACGGTGTTACGGGTAATCAGGAGCGGGATCAGGGGATAGAGTACGATAAATATGGACGGCCGAGCAACTACTATATACTAAAAAATCATCCTGGATCTAATACGGTGCATATCGGCTCGAGTGTTACCGATGCCGATAAAGTGCCGGCCGGCCAGGTAATGCACGTTTATAAAATGGATCGGCCAGGACAGCGGCGAGGGATTCCCTGGATAGCGCCGGCGTTACCGCTATTTGCACTACTCCGGCGCTTTACCTTAGCTTCGGTGCGAGCCGCGGAAACGGCCGCTAATTTTGCCGGAGTTATGGAGAGTACCTCTCCGGATCTACAGCCGACCGATGCAGATGATAACGCTTTTGATCCGGTAGAGCTCGAGGCCGGCTCGCTCTTAACGCTACCGCTCGGGTGGAAAGCCAGCCAGATGAAAAGCGAACAGCCGGCGACTACATATGATATGTTTAAGGCGGAGATCATAAACGAGATCGGCCGGCCGTTAAATATGAGCTATAACGTAGCGGCGGCTAATAGCTCCGGCTATAACTACGCGAGCGGCCGGCTCGATTGGCAGGTATATTATAGATTTATTAAAACCGTGCGCACTATGGCCGAGATGCAAATTTTGAATAAAGTATTATACTCATGGCTACTCGAGGCTCGCTCGATAGTAGGGTTGGTAGATCCGGCGCTAATTCTCAAATCTAATATTACTATAAACTGGTATTGGCCTGGCACGGAGCCGATGGATCCGGTTAAAGAAGCCAACGCGCAAAAAATCCGGCTCGAGATGGGAATAGATACCTATGCAGATGCCTGCGCGGTGGCCGGCAAGGATTGGGAGAAGCAATTCGAGCAACGGGTTAAAGAAAAAGAGCGCAAGGCCGAGCTCGGGCTCGATCAGGGTATAGCGCCGCCGGCAGAGCCGGCCGGCCAGGAGGAGGATACCGAGGAGGAGGAGGCCGAAACCGAGGAGGATACCGGCGGCAATGGTAAGCTCAATAAAAACGCTCGGATCGGATTAAAAAGAGATTATTTCCGGAGGTAGATCCTATGACTAAAAAAAATAAAGTTATTACGGCACAGCGCCAAGAGTTTGATCGGGATTTAACTACTCGGAGCTATAAGCCGAGCCCAAAAACAATCTCGGTAGCAAATAGGACGGTGGATTCCGTATTGGCTACCGAGCGGCCGGTAGTTGCGTTCGATCTGGCGCGTATGGAGCCGGTGCTCGAGGTGCTCTTAATGGAGGGCGCGCGGTTTACCAAGCAAGTGCCGCTCCTGGATAGTCATAACAGGTATACAATTAAAGCGATGCTCGGCTCGGTGCGGGATCTCCGGATAGAGGGCTCCGAGCTCATAGGCACTCACCACTACAGCAAAACCGCCGCCGGCATGGAGGCTTTTGATCTGGTAGCGGAAAAACATTTAACCGATAACTCGATTGGCTACCAGGTGAGCCGGTCGCAAATGTTAGAGCCTGGCGAGCGAAAAAAGTTTAGTAAACGGTTTGTAAAAGCGCCGGCAGATATGGCACTAAGGGTAGGTGTCGAGTGGACAGTTAAAGAGGTATCGGCTACACCTATCGGCGCTGATACCGCTGGTAAAGTTAGATCTAATATGGAGGTTAAAACCATGAAAATTACAAAAAAGCAACGACAGTACATCGAGGATACCGGATTAGATCCCGATAATATCGACGATGAGCAGATCCGGAAAATGGTAGATATGCAAAAGCGCGAGGAAGCGCTAGATAGACGCGAGGCCGCTATTGATAATAAGATAGCGCCGGCTCGTACGCCGGGGGAGATCGCGGCACAAGCGGAGCTCAAACGGGAGGCACGCGAGGCCGAGATAACGCGACGCAATGCGATCTATGATCTGGCAGGCGATGATATACCGGCCGAAACGGTAGAAGAATGCGTATCGAGCGGGCGGAGCCTGGACGATTGCCAGGCTATATTTTTGCGGATCGTTCGCGATCAACGCCAGGCGGTAGCGCCGGCGATCCATGTTATCGATCATACGCAGGGCCGCGAGGATCTCGAGTGTGCTCTTTTGATCCGATCCGGTATGCAGGACATAGCGGAAAAGCATTTTTCAGAGCGGCAGCTAGATAAAGGCGACAAAAACCGCCGGCTCCCGTTATTCGATTTGGCGCGGTATGCGTTAATCGTGGATAAAAAAGATGTTCCGATCGGTACGGAGGCAATGTTACGCGCGGCGTTTACGAGTGTCACTCTACCGTATATCCTGGGCGCGGTAGCTAACAAGAGCTCGCTCCGCGGTTACAACCTGGCAAAAAGTACCTGGCGCTCCTGGTGCTCGGTTGGATCGATCTCTAATTTTCAAACGCAAACGAGAGCGCGCCTAACGGATGCAGGCGAGCTCGAGCTCGTTAACTCCGCCGGCGAGATTAAATCGGGTACGGTAGTCGAGGAGTACGAGCAATATTCTATTGCTACCTATGGTAAAAACTTTACCATAACGCGGCAGAATATTATAAATGATGATCTCTCGGTACTAACCAAGATCCCGCAAGCGTACGGCGGCAAGGCCGCGGCTAAAGTATCGAAGCTGGTATATACTCATTTACTCGCTAACGGCAATATGAGCGATAGCGTAGCGCTATTCCACGCGACACACAAAAACCTGATAACGAGTAACGGGCTCTCCGCGGATGCACTATCTAAAGCTCTTTACACCTATGAGCAACAGGTAGACGCCGATAGCGAGCCGATCGGAGTGGATCCCGCGGTTTTACTTGTACCGCCGGAGCTGCACTCGCTCGGTGAGGAGCTCGCCGATTCGAGCGAGCAACTTATTACCGGCACGACCGATGCACGGCGCGGCAAAAAGAACGTTTTGAAAAAAGCTAATCTAAAGGTTGAATCGGAATCGCGGCTATCTAATAGCAGCTATACCGGTTACTCGGCTACTACCTGGTTTTTGATGGGTAATCCTAACCAAGTAGATACTATCGAGGTGGGATTCCTCAACGGCAAACAGGAGCCAACGGTAGAGCAGATCTCGGTACTCGAAGATGTCCTAGGAGTAAAATATAGATGTTACCTGGATGTTGGAGCTAAGAGCCTCGATCATAGAGGCGGGCAGAAGTCAACGGCCTAAAGGTAAAAATCCTTTTTCGATCGCCGGAGCTCTTGGGGTTACATGATCCTGGCAGAGCTCCGGCAATTATTAAAAAAACTTAAACTACTTAATAGGAGATATAAATTATGGCTAAACAAAAGGCAACTCCAATAGCGCCAGGGGATAAGCTCGACTATACCGCGAGCTCGACGATAACCGGCGGCGATCCGGTACAAATCTCCGATGGGATTGTAGGTATCGCGCAAACGGATCTAGCGAGCGGCGATACGGACGGCTTGCAGATCTCCGGCCTGATATCGATCGAGGCTACTACTGCGATCGGTAACGCCGGCGATAATGTCTGGTATGATAATAATGGCTCTCCGTACGGCGGCACAGCGAGCTCCGGAGCGGCTACTACCGCCGCGGGCAGCGGAGATTTTTGGATAGGGATCCTGGCTAAAGATAAAGGCGCTACCGATACGCATGCGCGTGTATTGCTAAACCAGCCTAATCCAACGCTACCTCATTGGCCTGGCAAAGTACATACTACTACCGCGGCTGATGATACGATGGTGGCGGCCGACGATTCGGGCGGCGTTATCCATGTTACCGCGGATGCCGCATTTGACACCACGATCACGCTACCGGTGGGTGTGGTTGGGATGGATTTTTTCATTCAAAATGACGAGGCAGACGCGGGGCTTGGGTTAATAGTAGATCTAAACGGTAACGAGATTATCGAGGGCACAAACCTAACTATTGCGGCAACTAAAACCGCGATTAATACCAAAGCTACCAGTATTCGCGGCGACTATATACATCTTGTTTGTGTGGTGGCGGCTTCTACTTGGACTTGTATTAATAAGCGCGGAACCTGGGTTACTTCGACCTAGTTGATCTGCGGCGGTATCTGGGCAGAATAAAAAAATAAGTTCTGGCACTATTGGCAGAGGTAAGGTTACGGGCCGGATCGCTCTAAAACGGTTCGGCTCGTTTTATAGCGGAGGTTTAAGATCATGGCGGTGTTTACACTTAAAAAATTATCGTATGGCGATGCCTGGATAGTTAACGGCTTGAGCGCGGACGCGAGCGGAGCGGAAACTCTGCTAGCGGCCGAGAGTGGCAAAACTCATTATATAACCAGTATGGTTATCAGCTTCGCCACTAATGGAGTGGTAAGTATCGAAGATGGTACTACAACGATCCTTGGGCCGTATAACTTCAAAGCGGCCGGCGGTAACACTCTGGCAAAAGAGTTTAAAAACCATCCTCATACTACCGCCGGCGCTCTCCTGGGCGCTACGGCAACGGCTGGTGCGGTATGCATCACGATTGAAGGATACACTCGCTAAATGGAGGGCACAACATGACAGCGAATCAAAAGGATAAAATAGTTTTATTGCTGAGATGGTCGATACCGGTAATCGGAGCGCTACTCGCTATTATATGGGCCGGCTTAAATAATCGGGTCGATTCGTGCGAGGTGAAATTAGAAAATCATTGTATCGATGCTAAAGGTATCGAGCGTGATATGGTGGAAGTTAAAACCGATGTAAAATGGATCAAAAAAGAGCAAAGCGAGCTCGGCGATAAAATGGATGCGGTATTAGAAAAACTGGACTAACGGCAATGGAAATAGATCTAACTAAATATATGCTAATGGTAGAAAAACACGCCGAAGCCAAGCTAACCACAGAGCAAGCCGAGGCGCTCGACAACGCCGCGATCCAAGCGGTCATAAAGGATCCGATCCGTTTACCGTGGGGGATATTAAATAAATTACGCTACGCCGCGATCCGGACGGCGCAACGGGTAGAGAATGAGAGCACTCTAGCGGCGCTGCGATTTCGCGAGAGTAACTACCTGGGGGCAAAAGCGGAGTTTGAGCTCGACGATCGCGAGCCAGGTAATCCGACAATCAAAATATATCCTAAAGGTAAGCCGGCTATAGAGGTAGATAGGGGGCTCGATCTTGGCTAGGATAGATGATTTTATTTTCTTTACCGGCGGTATTAATAATAATACCGGATGCTCGGCAATTGCCGGCGGGGTAACGCGCGAGTGGTGGGATGCCAATGTATCAGGTGAGCTCGATCGGTCGCTAATTATGGGAGTAGATGGATCTCCGCTCTGCGAGGGTACGGGCGGGGTTGACAACGATCCGGCAAATCCTGGTAAGGTCAGAATAAGCACCTCGCCTTATACATTTGATGGGGTGGCGGATGGAATGTTAGCCTATGTTAATTTTGTAGATGTTTATACGGATGGGATCTATAAGATTATCGATCATGTATCTAATATATCTATCACTCTAGAGTTAACTTATATCTCGGCTTGCTCCTCGCCTACCGCGTATGTAGGCGGCGCGTTTGATGGGCTGCAAAACCCAATCACTTACGCGCCGGAGCCGGTTGACATAGATGGCGATGTACATATATTCGATAAGATCGGATTCGAAGCGCTCTCCGGTCTGAATATGTATATCAACGCCGGATCCCTTAACTATAATAATCATGTCCATTTGCGCGGCTTTACTTCGATAATTTATGATGACTTTTCGACCGATCATTCCAACGGGCGGAGTCGGTACGGCGGCGCCCTGGGGTCATTGACCGGCGCCTTTGCGCTGCAGTCTTTTACGCCGATCCAATCGCTGAACGCGACCGCGGCGGTCAAACAGTACGAGGCCGATAATATTCATTTTTACGGATATGAGTTTACCGGAGTAGTTGAAACAGAGCCGATTTTAGATCGGGGCGCCTCTACTAGTTACGATTGGACTTTTACAAATTGTAAGTTTACAGGCATTGGTAGGCTACTAGATGAAACTTGTTATAATTTTTGTTTTTACGATTGCTATTTTGATAATTATCGAGCGGGATCAGTCTATATCTCCTATGCAACATCGGGTAATATTACTTTAGATTCATGTGTTATTGCAATGGCGGCGGGCAAGACCTTTGCTTATCATTATAGGGTGTTCGCTAAAAATAATATATTTATCGGCGGCGCCCGGGCGATCCTTGTTCGTGCTTATTGCGAGATCAACAACAACATATTTTATAAGCAGACAACAACCGCGATCCAAACCAACCTATTAACTACCTGGGTTCGGGAATTTAACAATATATTTATCCTGGCCGCGGTCGATGATTACGCCGTTAAAGTTATGACTAATCTAGGAAGTGTAAACAGCGACTATAGCCTTGCCTACTGCGCGGACGGGACGATCACAACGGATCCCTGGTATGATTACACCAACGCCCGATCGATCCGGGGCGAACATTCTTTGATCGATATCGATCCTTTATTTCAGGACGAAGCAAATTATCTAACCGCGCTGGACGCTTTCGAGCTCGAGCTAACCTCGCCGGCCAGGGGAACGGGCCGCGAGCGATTGGATGGCAAATCAGACATGGGAGCTTTCGAGCTATGGTGCGATCCGGTTACTTACTCCGAGGTAGCGGTAGCGGATCCCACAGGTAACGCCGCCGAGTGGTTAGTTGAGTTTGGAGAGAGCGTAGTATATAAGCCGGCCGGCGGATCCAACCGAGCTATAAAAATGTATGTTATCCGCGGCGAGATCTACAAGCCGGCCAGCGGGCCGCCGTACGGGTTAACCGCGAGTTTAAAGGGCTGGTGTGCTAACAGCGATACGGAGGGGATCTCCTCAGAGGAGCTCAATAAGGGCGGAGATCTGATAGCGCTCTCGGTAGAGATCGGCGAGGCCGCGCAGGATCGCCGGGTAATTGACATAAAGCCGCACGATGCGGACATGTGTTGTATATGGATAGAGTAATAAAATGGCTAGTTTAGTAGAGGTTAAAGTACCAAAGCGCGAGCTCAAGCGTATAGATAATATGATGAGCGCGATACCAAAGCGGATACCGTCCGTTATGAGTACCTCTATAAACCGTACCGCTAAAACAGCGCGGAGCCGGATAACTAAAGAGATCGCTAAACATATAACGCTTAAACAAAAAGATATCCGCTCTCAGATCTATATAGAAAAAGCGAGCCGCTCGCGCTGGCGCGCAGATGTTCGGGTACGAGGTAACAAGATCCCGCTAATAAAATTTGGAGCTCGCAAACTAAAGGGCGCTAAAGGCGGGATCGGCTACAAGATATCTAAAACCGGATCGCGGGAAAAGATCCTGTATGATCCGGATACTAACCGAGTTTTTATCGGTACAATGCGTTCAGGTTATATAGGAGTATACGCGCGGCTCGAGCGGCCTACATGGTCAGGCGGTAAGCGAACAAAAATTATACAGAGATTCGGGCCGAGCCTGCCGAGCGTATACGAAAACGCGCAAGGGCTGGCGCGAACGATATTAAGAGATACTAAAGATACCTTAATAAAAAACCTACGCGATCGGGTAGAGTGGGAATTGCTAAAGGCTAAGAAAAAATGAGCACGCCGGTAATAGAAAATATCGCGATTAATGTTTATGATGCAGTTAACCTGATCACTACCGGTAACGGCTTTAATCAAACGCTAACCGGATACCGGCCAAAGCGGATCGATCTCTCCGATATAACTTTCAAAACGGGAGTAGTTCTTATCGAGCAAGGGGATCCGGAAAAGCTCGGTGCGGTTAACCTGGCTACCGAGTGGATCCAGCCGTTTTATCTACACGTTTGTATTTTAGAATCAGATGCAATCGCTACTACCATAGATACCGCTATTAATAAAGCTCGCTCGGATATAGAGAAAAAATTAACAGAGGATGTTACGCGAGGCGGTTATGCGATCGATACAGAGATCCTCGCGCCTACTAAATGGCAAGCGGCCGAGGGTTACTCGGGAATAACCGTTAACGTATCGGCGAAATATCGCACGCTCTCAAATGATCCTTATACACAATCTTAAATGGAGGTATAGCTATGGCTTTATCAGCGCCACTATTAAGCAGATTAAATGTTGTTCAGATTAAAGAGGAGGCCGCTAAAGGAACGTACATCTCGCCGGATGTAGATCTAATAGCCTATGACCTGGAAGCGGAGCCGACCGCCGATTTTATCGAGCGTAAGAGCGGATCCAAGGCGCTCGGCCATGCTAACAAGGGGGTAATAGGCGCTCGGGCCGGCGTATGTCGTTTCCGTGCGGCTCTCCGCGGCAATGGCAGCAATGCTATGGATGCAGGGATAACCTCTTGTTTAAAAGCCTCCGGCATGGCTAATGCCTCCGAGGTTTACTCTCCTACCTCGGCGATCGCGACGATGAAAACTCTCTCGATCGCGGCCTATAAAGGCGGCAAGGTGCGCAAGCTACAAGGTGCAATGGGTAACTGGACACTCGAGGGAGATATCGGCCAGCCGCTATATTTTAACTTCGAGTTTATGGGAACCTGGATAGCGCCGGCCGATGCAGCCTTGCCTACATGGGCTCCTAATGCAACGCTACCTCCTCATTTGCTAGCCGCCACGTTTACGCTCGGCGGAGAGAGTATCAAGATCTCTCATTTTGAGTTAACTCCTAACAATGTGGTAGTGCCGCGGGCGGATGCAGATAACGCCGCCGGCATTATTTACCATATGATAACGGACAGAGATCCGATCTTAACATTGGATCCCGAGGATGATCTAGTAGCGGGTTACGCGTACGAGGCTAACTGGCTGGCCGGTACTACCGCGGCGGTTAACCTGGTCATAGGATCCGGAGCCGGCGAGCAGATTACCATCAATATACCGGTTTATCAGTTCAAAGAGGTTTCTCCGGACGATCGAGAGGGGATCGCTACGATCGCGCTCACCGGCCAATGTGTGCAGAGTACAATCAATACTGGGAACGATGAGTTTACTATAACAGTTGCAACTAGTTAGCTGGCTTTTTATCGCTCGACGGTACTACCTGGGTTATACCTAGGTACTACCTAGGTAGTACCTAAGTAACAAAAGAGCGCCTAAACGTAAACGAATATTAAAGGTAATAGAATAAAATGATATTAAAAGAGAACATATCAAAATACAGGAGAGCCATAACTAAACATATGGGAGGGCTCGGAGAGCTAACCGATAACCAGGTGTTAACGATATGGAGCACGATAGCTCCGGACGATAAAGAGCGATATTTAGGAGAGTTACAAGATGCCAATATCAGCGGATCCAACAAAAATATTCGAGCTGGTGCTCGAGAGCGATCTCCAAAAACCGGAGGCGATCCGGCCGAGGTTCAAGTTTAGATATTTAACCTCTTTAGAGTGGAGGAGATGCGCCGAGTTTCAAGAGCAAATCGAACAAGTCGAGCGGCCGACCGAGATTGTCGATGGTGTTTTTAAGTTTGTCAAATTAGGGTTGGTTGGTTGGGATCATATGATAACTGCCGGCGGGATCGAGGGAGTAGCGCCAGGAGCGGCGATCCCATACGATCCGGAGAAGCTCATAGAAATTTTAACAATATTCGAGGCTCAAGAATTGCTGGCTAAGTTACTCGGATCCTCGCCTAATGCTGGGCCGACGATCGAGGATAAAAAAAAATTAGAATTGCAACCGGTAGTAGATACGGTGCGATCTGCGCCGCCGGCTGCGGAGGGCTAGCTACCTGTAAACAAAAGCCAAACGAGATCGAGTTTATAGAGGTTATCTGCCCTGGCTGCGGTGGGTTTGGCTGCGAGCATTGCCAGGGCGGGCGGATGCGTTTAACGGAGTGTCCTCTTTTATATTGCGGCGAGCTTATAAATGATATTATCGATCTTTGTATTTTGTGGTCTAAAGGGATCCCGCCGATCGCCGGCGGCGCGCTCGATCAAACACAGAGTTTTATTCGTACGGCGATATTTACGCTCGGCGAGATAGACTACTGGAAAAAGAAAACAGGTGTAATAGATGGGAGTTAAAGACAGCGTAAATGTCCTGGTAAAAACGCGGGATGAGGCCAGCCGCAAGTTTAACAAGATCGGAGCCTCCGCCGGCGGGATGGGTAAAATGTTACGCCGAGCCGCGGCCGCTGGCGCAGCTTTTCTCGGGCTCCGGCAGATGGTGAGATTTTCCGTCTCGGTCACAAAAGCATTTATGGAGCAAGAGGACGCGGAGGCTCGGTTAAATCAGACTATCAAGGCTACCGGAGCCGCGGCCGGCTTTACATTAAAAGAGATGAAAAGTTTTGCCTCTGAATTGCAGCGGGTTACGATCGTAGGCGATGAAGTAACGCTCTCGGGGATGAATATACTCGCGACATTTAAGAACATTAAAGGCGATATATTTAAGAGCGCCACGGTAGGCGCGCTCGATATGGCCGCGGCAATGAATCACGGCGAGGTTAACAGCGGCAACTTGCAAGCAACTATGATCCAGATGGGAAAAGCCTTAAACGATCCGATCGCGGGCCTATCGGCTCTCTCGCGGGTGGGTGTTACGTTTTCCGATCAACAAAAAGACCAGATAAAAACATTAGTGGAATCGGGTAACGTTATGGCCGCGCAACAGATAATGCTTAACGAGCTCGAGAGCGAGTTCGGCGGCGCGGCCGGTCAGATCCATACTACCTCCGGAGTAGTTAAGCAAATGGGTAATGCCTGGGGCGATCTCAAGGAGAAAATCGGAGAGGGGATTAAGAGCTATCTACCAGGGGTAACTAATAAGATTAAATATATGACTAAGGTTATAGCTAATCTGCCGGAGATCCTGGCGATCGCCGGCTTGTCTTTTAAGTTAAAAATAATCGGCATGGGCAAGGACATTAAGCATACTTTTACCAAAGTTATACCGGATCTTTTGTCCTGGTTTGGCCGTAACTGGAAAGATGTTTTCGAAACGCTCTGGCGCGGCACAAAAAGTATATTTGTTAATCTGGATAAAAACATAGTCGATTTTATCAATTCCGTTTGGTCATGGGCAAGGGGCTATGATTTCAACTTCGAGTGGACAGGGCTCCTGGACGGTTTCGAGAGCACGTTAAAAGAGCTACCGGTTATAGCCAAGCGCGAGCTAACCGGTACGGAGAAATTTTTAGCTAAAGAGATATCCGGCATGAAAAGCGAGCTCGGCAAGAAAATGGCGGAAAAAATATTCCCTGGTGTTGATACCGCTCAAAAATTGATAGCAGCCGGCAAGATCGATATACCTACAACCTCGGCGAGCAAGGCCGCTCCTGGTCAGCGCAAGCAACTTGCCGCGGCTGAAAACAGGTTTTTAACCTACCAGCCAGGCAGGGCGCTGGATCCGGTAGCGGATAACACAAAAAAGCTCGTAGATCTAACCAAAAAAGTAGTAGAGGGGATCGCTAGCCTGGGCGCTAAGGATCAGGATCCGCAAGCGCAGCCGGCTACTATTAAGGTTACGAATATGAGAGGCTAAACAATGGAGATAACCGAAGAATATAAAGCGATGGGAGCCTCGATCGATACCGAGAGTGGCTCGGCTCCGCGGCAATGGATCGTAACTTTCGAGCAAGACGAGGCTCCGGCGCAACAGATGCCGCTATTAGCTCGCGATGCCGCCGGCATACCGATAATTTATGAGAGCCATCCATACGATCCCTGGCTATACGTTAAAAATAAAAATTCACGCTACCTCTCGGCGCTCTGCTATCAGGTGGATGTATATTATACCTCGATCGCCGATCCGCTCCAGATCCCTGCGGAGATTACCTGGACTGATGCAAGCACTAATGAGCCGATCGATAAGGACAAAGACGGTAAACCGATTACTAATAGCTCACATGAAACATATGATCCGCCGATTGCTGAAGATTTTCACGATGTGGTATTGCGTATTGTGCGCAATGAGGCTAACTTTGATCCTATAATAGCGAATGATTATAAAAATAGCGTTAACAGTGATACTATTTTCGGTTTCCAGCCAGGAGTAGCGCGGGTTAAGGTATTCGAGGGGGTACGCAGTAGAGCGGCGAATTTATTTTTTTACAATATTACCTATGAGATACAGTTCCGTAAGGATGGATGGAAGCGCCGCCCGCTCGATCAAGGCTTCCGGACAATAAAAGTAGATGATAACGGTGTGCCGGTGCTAACCGACGATAAATATCAATATGAGATTCTAAAAGATGCCAACGGCAAAACGCTAACACAGCCGCGGCTCCTGGATGGCAACGGCCAGTTATTGAAAAAGGATGTACCGGCAGTGAATATGGAATATGAAACGCTCGATCCGCTCCCCTACGCGGATCTTAATTTGGAGGTATCTCTCTAATGGCTGATAATCTATGGCTAGGAAACGACAGCGGGAATGAAGGGGATGTAAACGTAGCGGCTAACTGGTCGATAAACGTACCGATAGCCGGCGAAAATCTCTACTTTAGAGAGAGCAGCCAGTCTCTTACCTCTAACCTGAACGCTTTAACCGGTATCGATTTCGATGATGTTCATTTTGAGCAATCTTTTACCGGTAGTATCAACGATGGATCCGATAGCTATTTCTTGTTTGAGTGCGATAATCTCTATATTGGCGCTCACGATGGGGCCGGCACGCCAGGCGGATCGGGTAAGCTCCTGCTAAACATCGAGGCAAAAGCCGCTAGTGTGTATATATATAATACCGGTACGAGTTCGGATGCCAATAATCCGGCGGTGCGCTTGCTCTGTAATAACGCCGCGGATGTAGTACACGTTATAAAAGGCTCGGTGGGGATCGCTAAAAAATACGGCGAAACGGCTACACTCGCTACTCTTAATATTGGTTATGATAAAAACCAGCGGGCCGATGCTAATGTAGTGCTCGGTTCCGGCGTAACGGTTACGACTATCTTAAAAACCGGCTCGATGTTGACTACCAGGGCCGGAGCCACTACGTTAACTCATCACGCCGGCGAGCTAATAACCGAGGGAGCCGGTGCGATTACTAATTTATATAGCGTAGGAGGTAGTTTAACTTTAAATTCCTCCGGCACGATCGGCACGCTAACAATATTAGGAGGTACGGAGGTAGATTTTACTAGATCTACAGTAGCTAAAACGGTAACAAACTGCACTAACTATGGCGGGAAAATTAGATATGATGATGCTATTGTTACCTTTACCAATGCTCCGGCATCCGATCAGGTAATTACGTTAACGGTGTAATATGACAGATTCTTTTGTTGTATCTGAACGCGACATGAAGCGGCTCCAAACTATGCTCACCTGGTTTGAGCATACCGGCCGAGCCATGAGCCAGGGCCGCCGCCGGCAGGTTGTGCTGGATTCCGAGGAGAATACCTACATAGCGGAGGTTGATAGCAACGCAACGGGGGGGGGGTATTATAATTGTTACTTGCAATCCCTGGATGCTACTAACTGGGATACTAATAACGATATCTGTAGCGATACCGGAGATACGATTGTAGTATTAAATTTAGCTGAAACTGGAACTTCCGGCCATGTATTGACTGCCGACGATAAAATAATATGTAGTAAGTTTATCGACGACGAAGGCAACGACAGATATATTGGCATCGGCTGGACAGCTATTACGGTTATTACTGATGTACAGGTTGACGGGCCCAATAGCGAGCTCGAAGATAAAACAAGAACGAATGTTATGGTTTTGGCTGCAAGTGCCGAAAGTGCCTGGACGGTATTTCATACCGGAGATACCTGTTAGATGGGAAATGTACAATTTAAAGACAACAAAATATTATTCGTTAATAATAAAATAGCTATGCATGAAGATTGTTGTTGTGATACATGCCCAGTTGATTGTTCAGGCTGCGATAGCTCTTATACGGTGGATATTTCTGGTTTTACTGGTACTTGCGGAACTTTTTTTAATGGCACGCATACAGTAGAAAATGATTCGGATTGTATGTGGGTACAGGCCTCGGGCGGTTTAGGCGCAGGGGATGCACCGGGAATAATTCTTAGTTGTTATTTGGGTATATGGAGTTTAGTTGCTACCAAATTATACCAGCCCGGTCCAATACTTTATGTTTATAAAATAAGCGGACAAATTGACGCAAAAAATTGCCCGGATGATACATATGATATGCATAATGTGTTAAGATGTTCCGGGCAAACAGGAACTGCGGTTGTAAGTTGAATATATCATGCCCATACTGGAAACCGTCCAGCACGTTTTTTAAAGGCGAATGTTTAAAAGGTAATTTTAATTTTAAACCTAGTTTTGGGCAATGTGTTTTTGGCTGCCCAAAGTGTCAAACAACCATAGAGGCATTAACTGGATATATGGCAGATCTTCCGAGAGACGAATGTTGTGGTAAATTCAAAAATATTATAAAAGGTTTTGGTAAATTAATAGCCGATGAGATATTAGGCAAGGATCCGGCGGAGTGGGTTGTTAAGCGAGCGGAAATCTGCGCGGCCTGCGAGTATCGAACTTTTTTGAATGTTTTAAAATGGGCGGAGGGTTATATATTCAAACGCGGCGAGGATTTACCGATCAATCATACGCCAGGCAGGTTCGATAAGCTCTGGTGCTCTAAATGTAAATGTTGCATCGAGGCAAAAATTCGCGTACAAGGTGAGCGGTGCATAATAAACAAATGGTGATTATTTACTTTTTTTGGTTTGCGATTTTTGCCGTTCCTCTAATAATCCTATCGGTGCGCTTATCTTCTATATGATGGTTAAGCACCCAAAAAGCGTGCATAACGCCAGGGATCCAAAATAAACAGGTCAAGAAGATATTAATAATAGTGCTACCGAGTTTACCGCAAAGCAATACACACAGGGGCGGGAATAGAATAGCTAATAAATAACGCATGATTAGTCCTCCGAATCATAAAGGTTTTTTAATACTTCTATCCGCGGATCGTATTTTTCCGGCACTAGATTACCGTAGTAATCAAGAGTGGTTTGTATGTTACTATGTCCGAGCCATTCTGATACCAGGTGGATACCTGGGCCGTTAGGTTGTCTTAATAGTTGAGTAGCGAATGTATGCCTTAAAACGTGCCAGGTCTGATGATCGGTAAAACAGTTATATTTCTCTCTTACCTTTCCCAATATCATAGTCCAGCTACGAAGCGATCGCGGCCGATCCTTTTTTTTACCTGGAAAAACATAACCTGATTTCTCCCGAAAAATAATTAAATCATCGGCAAGATCTTTTAGCAGCGGTATGGATCGGGATTTTCGGTTTTTAGTGGGATCTTGGATCGTTGACACTATGCGAATTATCCCCAAGTCAAAATCTATATTTTCCCATCTTAGAAATCTGAGTTCGTTCTCTCTCATGCCGGTAGAAATAGCGGTTTTGATCTCGTAGTAATAGCCTAACCTTTTAGACCAAATCAGCAAGATTTTAATTTGTTCTTTCTCCAGGTAAACCGGCGGATTAACGATAATACGCGGCAATTTAATTTTAAGGGCCGGATTGTATGATAAATACTGATTATCACAACAATAATTACAGAATGATCGAATAGCAAAATAATGGTTATGGGTAGTATTAGGCCGGTTTTTTTGGGAAAGATGCAGGATATATCCCTGAATTTTTTTGGAGGTAATATCATTAACAGCGGATATGTGATTATACCAGATAAATCCGTTAACTTGCTGTAGGTAGTGCTCGGCGGTATGTTTGTCGTTTAAACAGTTAATCTGTAAGTGCCAATCCTCTAAGCAGTTATTTAATTTGACCGTTCCTTGATCTCGCTTGTTATTTGAGTAACGAAGCATAATTTCCCATCGGTTTATTAGGCATATAATATGAGCTCAATTATTTTTTAATTTTTTCTGTTGACGATTTGACCGAATGGCCGATAATTCCCTATGACAATTCAGGCTGAAAATAAAAACTTTTCGGCAAGAATTGCAGATTAGACGGTTTTTCGTGGAACGCTATCTAAAGTATACTCCGAATACCGCCAAAAGCCAGGGATTGAGCCGAAAATGGATAAAAAAAAGCTGTCAATTCTTAACGATTATAACAATTGCGTAAATCCTCGCGTTTTTATCCAACCCAGGAGCAAGGGCCGTATCGGTGACGATGCGCCCTTGTTAATCCTGGGTAATGGCTCCTATCGCAAAGTTTACTGCGATTGCGAATTTCTACCTCGGGGCGCTCCGGTTTTTCAAGCGCAGCGCCTCGGGGTTCTTTTTTTGAGGAGTTTCAAGTTATGCGCGAGAAAAACAAGGTGTATCACGTTAAAGGTTATACAGATCGCTATGTACCGCTCACAAAAAAAGGCGCGCCGTTTAAGTGTATCCCGCCGTTTTTGCTCATCCCCAACAAACCGCAAGGCCGCGGGATCCGGAAACTATTCCGCCGAGCGGTAGCGCCGCTATTTAGCGAGGGTATAGCCGCCGAAAAAGATAACGTGCCGGAGCCGATCCGGAGGGTTACATATTTTGGCATATTTATTCTATTGCTCGAGGAGAGCACACAACATAGCGCAGCCTGGCTAAGAGGCTATCTGCTAAATAATGACGATCAGCCGGCGGAGATCGCCGACATAGCCGAGGCGCTCAAGCTCGAAGATCATAAAGAGTTTTTAACTCACGCGCTCGATTTTCTGGTTAAAGGGATGGGATGGATAGAGCTAGCGCCATGGCCGATCATTAAGCCGGCCGATCCGGTTAAACCGGTTATCGTAAACGAACAGGAGAAAGCCTGGCTCTACTTTTTTAATCGGTTTGATCGCGTTATACCTATCTATAGCTCGGACGGTAAAAAAGAGCTTTTAACGAGGAGCGATTATACCTCGATAAAAAACATATTTAAGGATCACTATAGAAAATGCAATAACGGAGAGTGGGATAAACGCCGGAATGAGCTTATACAGATCGCCGATCGAGCCAGCGACCAGGCGAGCAAGCCTATAGCTTATTTTATCTCGGAGGTCAAAAGGATCTATGGTTGATAAAGTATTGTTTAGTAGTGAATCGGTAGAGTGGGCAACGCCGCAAGAAACTTTTAATATATTAAATGAGGAGTTTGATTTCACTCTAGATCCCTGCGCGAACAAGGATAACGCGAAATGCAAAAAATACTTCACAAAAAACGAAGATGGATTAAATCAATACTGGGAGGCAATAGATCATGGATAGTTATAAAGTAATATTAACAGAGGCAAATATAGAGAGTTTCTGGCGCGAGAGTACGGGTAATTTTGTGGCCTGGGATCTAATCGCTCCGGATCCGGCCGAGACCGCTCTCTTAAAATTGGGTACGGAGCTCGAGTTTATCTATAAAAGCAAGGTTATAGCTACGGCGCTAATGGTGAGCCTTAACAGGTTCAGTAAAAATATTACTGTCTACTGGAATAGATCTACTTTTTTAGATCAGCGCCAATGTTCTAAATGTAAAGAGAAAAATATACTTCTCGGTAGCTACCTGGCGATCGGTACGCGGCGCACAATTAAGCTATGCCAAAAATGCAGAGCGAGTATAGACAAATGAAGCTAGGAGCTCCAAAGCGCAAGAATAAATATAACGCTCGCCGGCGGTTTGCGTTTGGTGAGTGGTTCGATAGCCAGGCGGAGTATGACTATATGTGCGTATTGTTGCTGCTTAAAAGCGCGCAAAAAATAATCTGGTTTGCGCACCATCCAGGCAGGATAGAGCTAGCTCCTGGGATTACCTATGAGCCTGATTTTATCGTTATGGATCCCGATCTATCGGTTTACTATGTGGAGGTTAAGGGGATCCAACAGGCTACCTGGTTAATAAAAAAGAAGCTATGGCTATCTAACGGGCCGCGGCCGCTCAAGGTAGTTAAACAGCGCAAACATTTAATGTTTGATCTTATCGGAGAGGTTAAGCCGGTATGTAGGCCGGAGCGGATACAGTTAACTCTATAATGGAGGTTATTATGAAAAGGTTATTATCCGTTTTGCTATTGTTTTTTGTGTTTATGGGCTATGGATGCCAGGAGAGCCTAACTGCTAGTTTAGCAGGAGTGCCGGCTCTGGCGGCTACCGAGCGGATCCTCGATGATCTCGAGGGTATTACCGATCGGGAAAAAGCGCTAGTGCTCGCCGAGCGGCTCGCGCTCGAGGATAAATTACAAGCCGCTACCAGTGAATCGGAGCGAGCCAACCTCGAGGTAGAGATCGCCAAGCGGGTTAAAACCGAGGAGGCGCTATCCATAGCTAATGAGAGTATCGATACGCTCGGTATTGCGAGGCGTACCGATTGGAAAGATCCGGCCGGCGTAGCGCCATGGTTACTGGCGGCATTAACTACAGGGCTCGGTGTATGGACGCGCAAAGGTAAGACAACTCTCGAGGCCGAGCTAAAGCGCTATAATGCCGAGGTCAATAAATATATGGCCGAGGCGGAGCCGGCAGAGGCTAAAAAGTTAGTTACCAGGTTAAACGGTGGATCTTAATTTAAATACTATTTTTTCCTTTCGAATCCTGGCCGGTTAATGCGCCGGCTAAGTAATATTCCAACATTTTGAATGATGCCTATGAGCTCGATAAACAACATAAAAAAAACTTATGGAGGATCAGTTATCCTGCCGCCGCCGGAGCCGGATCCGGCAGTTGGGCTCATAGGCAATTATATAAATCAGTCAACGGATCAACTCATGTTAGAGGCGATATAGTGGACATAGAAAAAGGCCGTTTATTATGGGATCCCACAGATCCGCCGAGCGTACGCCAGGCAACCAGCGAGGCCGCGGCCAAGAGCGTTAAATCTAAAGTGCCGGTGCAAGAATACCGGATACTCTATTATCTCCGCTCTCGCGAGCTCTCAGGGGCCACGGATGAGGAGATCCAGAGCGCTCTAGGTATGCCAGGTAATACCGAGCGGCCGAGGCGGATAGGGCTACTCAAAAAGGGGGATATATTCCAGAGTGCCGATCGGCGTAAAACCAAGAGCGGCAAGAGTGCTATCGTATGGTGTATATCGGCAGAGGGCTATAGAAAGGTAAGGCTATGAGTACAAGGGTAGTCAATATAAAAAAGTGTAGGGCTTTCGGTGCATATATAGGCCGCAAGTACAGGCGGGATACTAAGCATAAGGTTAATATAAATCCGTACGCTAATCCTTTTACCGTTGGGCCGGATGGTAACAGGGATTAGGTATTATTAAAATACGTCGAGTGGTTGCTCCAACCAGGACAAAGACGGCTCTTGGATCATATGAGATTACACTTAAAAGATAAGGTGCTCGGCTGCTATTGCGGCGGTAAAGCCGGCCTAACCGCTCCGGATCCTATCATATGCCACGGTAAGATTATAGCTACGATCTGCGATTCTCCATGGCCTGGCTTATTTGCGTTTAAGATCGCTAACTCTATATACTATAGGTACTACTAGAGATCCCCACGGTGCGAGCACGGAAAGG